CTCTCGCACCTCGACTTTCTTGCGCTATCCTTCATATTTGACCCGAAAAGGCCAAAACATGCCGCAAAACCGCCGTGGACCTTATCGGAAGAAGCCCGCTCTCGACCCGCAACAGGCGGCAACCTTGCCTCTTGTCGACTACCTGCGGGCAAGCGTGACGCAGCTCGAGGAGTGCGCGGAGCGCGCGACGGAGTCGGGAAGCTGGCAAGCCGTGTCGGCGCTGAAGCTTCGGGCGCTCCAGACGCGCGCGGATCTCGACGCTGCTATCGAGAAGGCCAACCGCCCCGACGAGAGCATGAGCGACGAGCAGCTGCTGGGCATCATCGTCCAGGCGGTGGCGCAGTTGCCGCCGCAACACCTAGAGCGCATCGAGGAAGCCGTCGCTATCCGGCGCGGCGGCTCGCCCCTGCGCCTGGTCAAGACAGGGACAGACGACGCATGAGCCTATCGGCCCTCGCGCGTGCGGCGGACACCTTGCAGCGCAGGGCAGTCGCGGACCCTCTCGCCTACTTCAACCCCACGCCCCCGCAGTTGGCGTTCCTGTCGAGCAGCGCCCCGATCAAGCTGGCGCGCTCGGGCAACCAGCTCGGGAAGACGACGATGGGCCTCGTCGACTGCATCTATCGATGCCTCGGGAGTCACCCCTACACGCTCGTCCGCGCCGCCCCTATCGAGGCGTGGGTCGTCGTCGTGTCGTGGGAGCAGTCGCTCTCCATCCAGCAGAAGCTCTGGAACCTGTTGCCCAAGGACGCCATCGACCCGGAGACGGAGTTCACGCCCGGTAAGGGCTTCCGCGGCAAGGTGCCCATCGTCCGGTTCCTGAACGGGAGCGTCCTAAGAATCCGCACCGTGAACCAGGGCGCTCTCGCGCTCGCTGGCTCGACTATCGACTACGTGCTGGTCGATGAACCTCCACCGCAGGCCGTCTGGTCCGAGCTCGTGCCGCGCGTCATGCGAAACCGCGGGCGCATCGCGGTCACGCTCACGCCCATCGGCGCGCCCCTCGGCTGGCTGCGCGAGCTGGTTGAGAAGAAGGTCGTGCAGGACCTACACTTCCCGCTGACGGTGGAGAACACGACGCCCATCGGCGGGCGCCCCCTCCTGGCGCAGGAAGATATCGACCGCCTCGAGGCGCAGATCCTCCCGATGGAACGCCGCCAGCGCATCCACGGGGATTGGGACGCGGGCTTCAGCGAGGGCCGCATCTTCTCCGGGTTCGACCCCATCGCGCATGTCTCGGACATCCTGCCCGAGGGGGAGTGTCAGGTCGGGATCGGAATCGACCACGGGTCCGAGGGCGGGAGCCAGGTCGCGACCCTGTGCGTCGTGTCTCGCGCCGGCGGCGTCGAGGGGAACCCGCGGTTCTGGATCCTAGACCAGAGCATAAGCAACGGCGCGACTACGCCCGAGCAGGACGCGCGAGACATCCTCGCGATGCTGAGGCGCAACAACATGCGCGTCGAGTCCGTCGACAGGTGGACCGGCGACCGCAAGCACGGCGGCAGGCGCTGGGGCGGGAAGAAGTCGAACGCCTTGCTCATGCAGGGATTCGAGCGCGAGCTCCGCTTGCCCATCGGCGCCCTCGGCTTCCGGGTTCACACGGCGTGGAAACCCGCGGGCTCGATCTACGAGGGCGTCCGCATTCTGAACTCCGCGATGCTTCGACACGATCTCATCGTTCATCCGCGCTGCAAGCAGCTGATCGAGGACCTGAAGATGTGGGACGGCTCGGATGATGAGCATAAGCACGGCATCGATAGCCTGCGTTATGGTGCCATCGAGCTAGTCACGCGACGGCTATACGTCCCCCACGCAGTGAGGATCGGATGAACGTTCCCGTCATCTCATCGGACGCCTACGAGGTCCGTCGCATCGAGCACACCCGCCTCCGTCGCCGCTTGCTTGAAGGGACGTGGGAGGAGGACCTGCACAACCGCCTGCAGATCCACCTCGGCACGGTGCGTAAGGCGGCGTGGGGCTACCCGGACATGTCGTCCAACATCTTCCGGCAGATCGCGCGTTCGCTAAGCGCCCTGTACGTCATGCCTCCGGATGTGACGCACCCGACGATCAACAACGCCGTCTTTTTGTCGGAGACGATCTCTCGCTCGGGTCTGTGGGCGACGATGAACCGCTTTCAGCAGCTGGTCGTCGGATGCCGTGAGTATTGGCAGCGCGTGCACGTGAGCGCCGATGGTCGGCTGACGTTCCGTCCGGTGGCGCCCGACATGACGATCGCGCGGTCGTTCGCCGACCGTCCCGACTACCCGGTGTCGGTGCATGAGCTGCGGGAGCGCCTGGACGAGAAGGGGGAGACTCGGTGGACGTGGGACGTCCTCGATATCTCCAACCCGGAGAACCCGATCTATGAGGTCCGCGCCTACATCGACGGCGGCAAGGTCGGAGAGGACCTGAGCGCCGTCTATCTGGGCGGCAACTACTCGGGCGCTGCCTACCCGTACCGTCGAAACGACGGACGCCCCATCCTGCCGTACGTCCTGTACCACGCAGAGCGCATCGGCGACCGTCTCTGGGACGCGTGGGAAGGCGTCGAGGTGGTTGAGGGGTCGCTGAACATCGCGGTCACGTACTCGATGCTCTTCCACGCCATCAAGGACTCCTCGTGGCCGCAACGGTACATCGTCGGCGCGGAACCGCAGGGCGGGACCATCCAGGGCGACGTCGCCTCGGCACGCCGCGAGGTCGTCTCTGACCCGGCGACCGTGCTCCTGTTGCGCGCGACTGACGAACAGCAGCCTGTCATCGGGCAGTGGCAAGCGGGCGCGGACGTGACCGCCCTCGAGCAGACCATCGCGGCGTGCGCCAACCGCCTCGCGCAGGACGCGGGCGTGTCCCCCGCCGACATCCAGCGGATGGGCGGGACCGCGCGTAGCGGGTACGCCATCGCCCTGTCGAATGAGTCCAAGCGGGACGCGCAGAGGTCCTACGCGCAGTCGTTCCGCGCGTCCGACGAGCAGCTCGTGATGACCGCGGCCATTCTGCTCAATCGCGTCACAAACACGAAGTACCCGGAAGGTGGGTACTCGGTTCAGTATCGCTCCATCCCCCTCTCGGGCTCAGAGCTCGACGCGCGCCGCAAGCACGCGTTGGAGTTGCTGGATGCTGGACTTATGACCCGCGTCGAAGCTCTGCGCCTGTTTGACGACTCGCTCACCGAGCAGGACGCTGCGGCGATGCTCGCCGAGATCGACGCGATGAACAAGGCGCGCGAGCTCGAGCACCAAGCTGCCGAAGAGGCCGACGTGCAGGCGCAGGGCGTTGCCCCGACCTCCGAGGAAGAGATGGCGCCCACGTCCGAGATGGACGCAGGAGAGGCGAGTGCCGATAGTTAGCGAGCGCCAACGCCGCTACCTCGCGGCTACGCATCCGGACGTGTTGCGGCGCTTCCTCGAGGAGGGGGCCCGCGCCGGGTTCCGCGCGCCTCCCGCAGTCGCACGCGAGGCGAAGCGGGGCCTAGAGCTCCGCGCCAAGTTCAACCGCGGCGGCACTCCCATCGGCGCACGCCGCGCGAGCCAGCTCGCCAACCGCTCGGTCGTCTCCGTCGAGACGGTCCGCCGCATGGTGGCGTATTTCGACCGACATGAGATCGACCTCGAGGCGCCCGCGGCGCGTCCTGGCGGTCTCGGCTACCCCTCCGCGGGTCGCATCGCCTGGCTACTCTGGGGCGGCGACTCGGGACGCGCATGGGCAAGGCGCATCCTGCGGGCCTACCAAGCAACCCGCAAGGAGTGACCATGCCCGACGATACCGTGACTACCGACGATGTCGGCACCTCGCGTGCCGAGGACCGCATCCGTAGCCTGAGCGCAGAACGGAAGATGCTGCGCGAGCAGATGGCAGAGCTTCAGAGCCGCTACGACTCCGCGCAGGAGATGGTCAAGCAGGCGGACACCTACAAGGCAACCGCCGCCGAGTGGGAAGCCAAGTTCTCGCAGGCGCGCACGCAGTGGGACACAGAGCGCGAGCTGTTCTCCCGCGGCATCACCGACCAAGAGGGGATGGACTTCGTGCGGATGGCGTACGATCGCCTCCCTGCGGAGGGCCGTCCTCCTCTCGGTGAGTGGCTCGCGGGCGACAAGCTCCCGAAGGCAGTGCGCGCGTACATGCCCGAGGGGGGCGCGCCTCCCGCGCCTTCGGCCCCCCCGGCGCCGCCTCCTCCCGCCGCCAACGCTGGCGCGACGAACGCCCCGAAGGGCGCCCCATCGCAGTACTCGCCCGAGGCGATCTCGCGCATGAGCCCCGCCGAATACAAGGCTGCACGCGCGGCGATCCTCGGGCTGGACCGCTAGCAGCTGGACGCGTGCGCGTAGGCGGGCGATGCGCTAGTCTACGCGTACCCGTCGGGTCGAGCCCCGTATCAGCGACGCCGGGATGACGAGAAACCATCATCTCAGAGGTACGCCACAATGGCTCTCACCGAATACTCGACTCTCTCTGGCAACGCCCGCGTTGCCGCCGTCCTCGCTCAGGAGATCGTGCTGAAGCTCGCCGACCGCGCGAGCCTCCACAATCACCCGTCGCTCATCAACTTCGGCAACATGGCCGGGCGCGGCTCCGCAGCCCTTCAGGTCCCCATCGTCGGGCTCGACGGCTCGGACCTCCTGAGCTCCGCCGCCGACGGCGCGGTCGTGGCGAACACCACGCTCACGTCCACCGCGGCCACGCTGACCATCGGTCGCTTCGCGCTCCGCTACGACCTCACGGACCTCGGTGGCGCCATCACCGACTCGATCGGCCTGAACGCGCAGCGTCTCGCCGAGAGCATGGTCGGCAGCACGGTCATGGCCTTCCAGAACGCGCTCTGCGACGTGACGGACGGATTCACCACCACGGCTGGCGTCTCGGGCGTCGACATGAGCGTGGACGACTTCTACTCCGCGCAGTTCGCCCTCACGCTCGCGAGCGTGCCGGGTCCCTACATCGCGATCCTTCACCCGCGCCAGCTCGCCGACTTCCAGTCGAGCCTCCGCGCGGAGTACGGCGCCACGCAGTTCGTCATGGCCACCCAGGACATGCTGAACATCAAGGGCCAGGGCTTCGCCGGCATGTTCAACGGTGTGGACATCTTCGTCTCCTCGAAGGTCCCCACGGCGAACGCGGGCGCGGACCGCGCTGGCGCGATGTTCGGTCGTGGCGCCGTCGGCTACGTCGAGGGCTCCCCGTTCCCCATCGTCGGCGCAGGCGGCGTCGTGACCCCTGCCGGCTCTCCGGTCGTGGTCGAGTTCGATCGCGTTGTCGGCGGGGGTACCACCTCGATCCTCGCGAGCTACTATTTGGGGATCGGAAAGCTGCAGGACAGCATGGGCGTGAGCCTGATCACGGACGCGTGAGCGTCAACAACTAGCTAGGAGAGCACGTGGCCGTCACCTTCACCGATCAAACCAACGCCGCCGGACCGACCTTCGCGGGTCGTCCCGCTACGCAGACGGCGGGAGGAGCTCCCAAGCTCAATCTCCCGACGAACGCGCAGTGGTGGTACATCTGGCATCCCGCGCGTTGGCAGTGCATCGATGGAGAGTGGCTCCCCGTGCTCGCCCAGATGCGGGCCACCCCTGGCGTGAACGCCGTCGACAAGGACGGCGACACGTCGGGGGCGGAGACCAAGCTTCGTCGAGAGCATTGGACCGTGATCCCGTGGGACGTAATCGAGGGCGGGTACGTCACCGAATACGATGGGGTGCGGGGTCCGGTGCGCCTGTCGCGGTGGGAAACCCCGCGCATGGTGGCGGGGCAGGTGGTCATCACGCCCGACGAGGCGGGGTATCGCGAGTTCCTTCGCGGCCTCGTCTCGTCGGGCGTGGTCCGCGCCCCCGACCCCTACACGACCGACGCGATCAAGGAGCGTCAACGCTTCCGCGTGGCCGAGAATAGCAAGCGGGCCGCTAACGATCCGGAAGCCGCGCGCCGCCTGGAGGCCGACAAGGCCCTCCTCGCGCAGATGGACTCCGCTAAGGTGCCGACCGCGCAGTCGCGCAAGGGGCGCGCGTGAGCGAGCGCAAGGATATTAGGGACGCCAAGGATCGGTTCGCCGAGACCCTCGTCCGCAACGGTATGCGCCCCGAGCTCGCCGAGAAGAAGGCGAAGGAAGTGGCGCAGAAGCACGACAACAAGCAGAGCCGCTAGCGCCAGCTAGCATCGGAGTCCCCGATGGCCGTCAAGACCTCCCAGAACATGCGTAGCGGCGTCGCAGCCGTCGGCTACATCGTCAAGGCCCTCCCCGCCGACCTTCCGGAGAACGCGCCCACCGTGACCTCGGGTACGGGCGTCCCGGCGACGACGGAGCCCAACGGCTCGATCTTCCTCCGCACGAACGGCGCCAACGCCGACCAGGCGATTTACGCGCGCATCGGTGGTAGCTGGGTGGCGATGAAGGGCGCGACCTGATGTCGTCGTCCGACACGGAATACGCGCCGCGGTTCTCCATTCCGGAGTTCATCGAGCGTGGCCGCGACAACAAAATCACCGCTCCGGTCTACCGGAACGGTGCGCTTGTCGCTCCGGTGTCGGGCACTGTGTCCGTCTACAAGGCCGACCAGGCCGCGGTGGTCAACGCCGCCGTGGTCACAATCGTTGGGAGCGTGGCCACCTACACGATCCCCGCGGTGTCCATCGGGTCGCTCGTACTCGAAGACGGGTGGTTGGTGGAGTGGAATCTCCTGATGCCGGATGGCGTCGCCCACGTCTTCCGGCGAGACGGCGCTCTCGTCCGTCGCCGCCTCTATCCTGTCATCGCGGATATCGATCTGCTCCGTCGTCACCGCGACCTCGGGCAGCTTCGCGAGGCGGGCGTGACGTCGTACCAGGACTACCTCGACGAGGCGTTCTGCATGATCGAGAACCGCCTGATCGGCGGCGGAAAGCGCCCCTATCTGGTGATGTCTCCCGCGGCGTTTCGCGAGGCGCACGTGTGCCTGTCGCTTCACCTCATCTGGAACGACTACGCCACGTCGGCGGGCGATACCTCGCGCTACCAGCAGCTCGCTGACAGCTACGGTCAGGCCTACGAGAACGCGTGGCAGCAGCTGACGTTCCACTACGACGTCACCGACGAGAACGTCGTGAACGTGGACCGTCGGAACTCGGGCAGTCCCACGCTCTGGCTGAACTCCACCGGTGGGCAGTATCCGCTCGGGTACCGAGGCATCAGGTCGTGAAGACGCGCGCAGAGGTTCGTGCTGCCTTCGACGCTCAGGTCGGGGCGCTCTCGGGCTGGACGCGTTCCCGCTTCGCCGCGGACGTCTTCGGACGTGACGTGCAGGGACTTATGGGCACGGGCAAGCTCTACGCCGTGGGCCTCGGCGACACAAACAACCGCATGGGCGGCACCGGCAACGGCTACCGCGGTCGCCCTGGGCAGGGCCTCCTGGTGGAGACGTCCGTCATCGTGCGCTGGGCGTACTCGATCCGAATGAAGGACCAGACGCTCTCTCGCGACGAGGGCGAGGCTGCCGGACAGGAGCTCATCGCTGCATGCGAGGCGTATACGTCGACATGGCCGCTCGAGCTCAAGGTCCAGCTTCAGACGGTTACATCGGAAGTGACCGATAGCGGGGAGTGGTTCCTCGGTACGGCGACCTTCCTCGTCCTCCACGCCCTCCCCATCACGTAAGGAGCTGAAAACATGGCACTATCCGCGGTAGTGAAGAACTTCAGGGACGGCCTCCTGGTCATCTCCGATGCGACCACCCCCACCCCGATCAGCCTGACCGTGCAGTATGAGGCCGGGGACTTCAGTCTCTCAGGCAGCAACGAAGGCAACGTCGAGACTACTGTCTACATGGATAGGGGGGAGCTGGGGACGCTCCGCAAGACCAACCGCCTCTTCCCGAGCGGGTCGTTCACCGCGCACTTCACCGACATCCGGTCGGCTGAAAAGACTCTCTGGGCGCTGGCTACGTGGTCGGGTCCGTTCGCCATCGGCGTGCAGAGCATCGCGGGTAGCGATGTGAAGACCTACAAGACCCTCGTCTGGACGGTCGAGGGGACGAACTTCGGCGACGCCGCCGACCACATCCTCACGCTGGGCGATGTCCGCATCGATTCCGTGGATGTGGCGGAGGGAGACCCGAACTCGTACACGATCAACTTCACCGTTTACGGGACCGTGGTCGCGACCTGACGGGTTGCGCGACGTGCAAGTAAGACGCCCCTCGGCTATGGCTGGGGGGCGTTCTAGTATCCGGAGGTTCCATGTCCGTCGTCGTCCAGCTCGGTGTCCACTCTGTCTCGCTTCGTGCCCCGCCGTCCTCGATGGTCCGGCGCGAGGTCGCCGTCGCGATGTCGACCTCCCCTCTGCGCGGTCTGTGCGCCGCCCTGGGCGTGTGCTGGGGCGGGAAGGCGCTGAAGGCCAAGTACGCGTACCAACCCCTTCCCTACGGTGGCGAGGTGTTTGACGAGCTGCTGGCCCTCGGCATCCCCGAAGGCGACATCTACGAGGCGGGTCAGAAGGCCCTCGCGCTCTGCGTCGAGGTCCCCACCGAGGAAGCCGTCGCGCGTGCCGAGGGTTTTACCGTAGCCTCGACGGAGCCCTCGACGCCGTAGCGATGGAGATCGGGCTGACGTGGTGCGGCGACCCCGACGCGTTCTGGCGCTGGCCCCTCGAGACACAGGAGCGCGTCCTCGGATGGTACCGTGCGCGCCAGCCGGCTCCGAAGAAGCGCAAGCGGACGTTCCATCCACGCGAGAATGATACGGTAGACCCGTCGGCGCGCGCTTTCTGGGGGCTCTGATGCAGGTCAAGGTCAAGCACGGGAACGTGACCGCGGAGCTCTCGGGCACGCTAGAGACGCACCTTCAGCGCGTGGTCGACACGGTCTATGCAGAGGTGCGCGACCAGCTCTCGGCTATCGGCGAAACCATCGTGACCAGCTCGGAGAGCACATGGTACACGCAGGTTGACCGTCGCACCGGGGAGACGGGCAAGATCGAGGATGAGCTCCGTCTCACGCCCGATAAGCTCTCCGTCGTGGTCCTGCCCGAAGCCACGAAGCGGACGTATGTAGTCCGTCGCCCTGGCGCGAACTCCACGAAGAGCCGCCTCGCGACAAACGACGAATACGCCGCGGCGATGAAGCAGTATCGGAAGACGGGCCAGCTGCCCGAGCAGTGGACGCGCGACGGCGTGAGGTTCTCCGAGGGGCGTCCCGTCGGGCTCGTGAAACGCTACCCCAACCCGAAGGCGAGCGACGGGAAGAACCTCTGGCAGGAGCTGGTCATCAAGCCGGGGAAGGCCTTGGGCACGAAGCTGAAACGCGAAGGGTCAAGCGCGATAAGGGACGCGGTGAAACGTAAGGGAGGCTAGCCGTGGCAGACGTAAACCTGACCGTATCCGCCGACATCGGCGACCTTCGGCGTCAGCTAGAAAGCATCCCAGGAATTACGGCAGAGCAAGCGCGCCTCATGGTGGCAGAGCTGGACCGCGGCTACAAGCGTGCCGAGAAGGCCGCGGCATCGGCTGCGAAGGCTACCCGCGCGTCGATGAAGCAAGCCGAGGAGGCCACGCGCAAGGCGAGCGAGGCGGGTAAGGAGCTCGGCGACCGCTTCGGGCACGTCGGTAGCGGCGCAGGCAAGCTTGCCGGCGCCCTCGACATGCTGGCCCCCGGCCTCGGGTCGGTGGGGCAGGGCATCGCGGATCTTGCGGACGTAGGCGAGGTTGCCGCGGGGAGTCTCGGTGGGCTCGCTGGTCCCGCGTTGGTCGGTCTCGCCGCCGCCGCCGTCACGCTCGGACCCGTGCTCATGCATCTGCAGGCGGAGATGGCCGCGGAAGCCGAGGCCGCGCGCGTGATGGGGACGGCCAACGCCTACGCACGAAGCGAGCTCGAGCTGCAACGCGTGGCGGCGCTCGATCTCGCGGTGGCTACGGGCGCGATGACGGACGCGCAGCGCACAGAAGCTGACATCCGCGCGCAATCTGGCCAGCGTCTTGAGACGTACTTGGAGACCCTGACGGCGACGGTGGCGGCCACGCGTGAGGCCGAACTGCGGAACATGGCCATCGCCGAGACGATCGGAAACGTTATCGACACGGTGAACAAGCTGAACCCCACGATGTGGCTCCTGAAGAGCATCATGGGCGACTCGCTCCCCACGGCTACGGACCTCACGAAGAAGTTCGCCGAATACGTCGGCGTGACGGGCAAGCTCGAAGCCGCGGAGAAGAACGCAGCGCAGGCCGCCGAGGTCGCCATCGTGGCGACGAAGAAGACGCGCGACGAGCAGATCAAGGCGTCGCAGGCGAAGGCCACGCATGTCGCCTCGTCGGTCAAGCTCACCAAGGCGCTGAAGGAAGAGAAGGTCCAGATGGACGCCCTCCAGGCGGCGCAGAGGACTATCGAGCAGGCGCGCACGTCGGAACTCACGGAATCGCAGAAACTCCGCGAGGAGTTGGCGAATCTACTTGCGGAGCGCACTGCGCTCGCGGACGCTGGAAAGCTCACACCGGAAGCCGCTGCGGCGAGCGCAATGGCCGAGGTGAAGCTCCGAAAGATGGTCGCCGATGCCACCATCGACGAGGATCTCCGCGCTATCGAGGCGACGGAGGCCTACGAGAAGGGGCAGGCCGATGCCCGCGCGAAGCGACTAGAAGAGGAGCTCGCGGCCAACCGCGAGTATTGGGCGCGGCGTCAGGAGATTGCGACGCAGGCCACCGACGTCGTCGCCGCATACTCGCAGTTCGCTCTCGACCAGAGCGTGCAGGGCTATCAGGACGCCCTCGCCGCTCAGGACGCCCTCGGGAAGAAGGCCACCGAAGCCGAGAAGAAGCGCGCCGCCGAAGAGGTGGCTGAGAAGCGCAAACAGGCAATGATCGCCTTCCTCATCGACAAGGCGGCGAAACTCGCCCAGGCGCTCACCGCGACCGCGCTCGCAACTATCAACGCCCTGTCGATGCCTCCCGCGCCCAACTACATCGCGGCGGGCCTTGCGGCTGCGGGTGGAGCAGTCCAGGTAGCGACCATCGCCGCCGCGCGTCCGAGCTTCCACTCTGGCGGTATGGCCGACTTCAGCCCCGACGAGGCGTCTGCGGTCATCCGGCGCGGTGAGGCCGTCCTCTCCCCGCAGGGACGTCGCGCCCTGGGCGACGACACGATCCGCGCTGCGAACGCGGGCATGGGAAGCGGGCAGACCATCATGGTGCAACAGGTCTACCGGCACCGCGTCTTCGATAGCTTCGTGTCCGACAACCTCCGGACGCGCGGTCCCCTGTCGCGGGCGTTAGGTGCGGGTGGACGCGCAGGCCAGCGGAGGAGCTAGACGATGGGAACCGCATACACTCCCGATGCCCTCCGAGGGATCTTCATCCGTGACCCTCGACTGAGCCCCGGCAAGACGGGCGCAGGGTCTAGCTACACGCAGGCAAACCCGGAACCCGGTGTGCCGTCCCCCTCCTCGAGCACCATGCTCACGCTCTCGACCAGCGGCACGCAGGTCAACGGCACGACCGTCGAGGTGCAGACGACGCGGGCGGGCGGGGCCGTAACGACGGACGCCATCCGCGCGGGTGGCTTCGTCTGGCGCGAGTCGGGCGGTGCGTGGCAGGGATGGGACGGCCCCCTCGGGTACGCAGGGTTCGGGACCGTGCACACCTGGGCGTCCGGAGCGGGCGCGGACCTCTACACCTCGCCGCACGTGCTCTTCACGGGCACGGGTACGCGTCTCGTCAGCGCGCAGAAGACCGTAGCGGCAGGCTCTGTGCAGACGCTGCGGGTGCTCCGCCGCACGCAGGCGGGCGCTACGTCGACTATCGACATCGTATCCAGCTCGGTGACGGGCCAGCCTCTCCTGTCCTGTCTCGTCGCCCTGCCCGAGGGGCGTATTCTTCTCCTCGCGTACTACGACGATCTCCCCAGCGCCGGCGCGCAGGTTCGCGCGTACCTGAGCGAGGACGATGGGGCGACGTGGGCTCTCCAAGCGTCCGCCTGCCTCCCCGCCTACGTCGACACGACGACGACGACGGGACGGCGTCTGCGTGCGGCCTATTACGGTGGGCAGGTCCTCCTGGTGCTCGCCGTCCGCGTCTCCGCCGCAACCGTACCCGACACGCTCTGGCAGTATGCGAGTGTGGACGACGGCGTGTCGTTTGCGCTGGTTGAGGCCGTTCCCGGCACCGACGCGGCAAGCGTCCACACGGGCGGGGCTCACGACGTCGTCGCCCTACCGGATATCGGCTTCGGGGTCGTCTACTGCGGCTCTTCGCGTAGCCAATGGGGCGCGACCTCGGAGACCCTCAGCAAGCGCCTTGGGAGCGCCTATAGTCGATGGACGGACATCGACCCTGTCGAGGTAGGGCTCCTCGCTCCCGCATCGACCCTGAGCGCAGGGAACCAGCTTAGCGACGATACGGAGCTCTGCGCGGGCGTGGACGATGATGGGCAGGTGTATGCCCTCGCCCCGAACTCAGGGAACGCCTCCCGCGTTCGTCCGGCGCGTAGCTCGGACGGGCAGACGTGGTCCGTACTCGGGCAGGCCCTCAACCTCGTCCACTCGCTGGACTTCGGCGGAGAACGTCCCGCCTCGATGACCTGCGCCTGGTATGCGGGCGCCCTGCACGTCATCCACGCCGTCGACTCGACAACGACCTACGACGCGCAGCTCGGGGACTCTGTCCTGAGCGGGTATACCGCTGCCACGTTGCCGATGTTGCCTGCGGTGCAGGATGGCGGGGACTACTCCGCGGGGTCCTATATGACGTGGGCGCCGTTCTGGGCCCCGAGCACGCTGGGATGGACGACGACAACGATCGGCGCTCCGACGACGACGCTTACGGGTGGCGCGATGCAGATCTCGGCGGGCCTCGCCGAGGTGCGGACGTACACGCATACGCGCACGACGGCGCTTACCGCGGCGCACACGGTGCAGGGCTTGTGGGAGGTTGACACTGACTCGGGCACGGCTACCGAGACGACGCTGACGGCGCATTCCTCGACGTCGTCGTACCGTCTCCGGGTGCGCGTCACGACGACGACAGTGGTCGCCTTCGACGACGTGTCCGGCGCCGTGCTTCTGACGTACAACCGAACCGCCGCGGAGTACGTTCACATCCGCGCGTGGGCCTCAAACCTCGGTGCGACAGGTCGGTGCACCGTGTGGGTGGACGAGGTCGATGGCCCTTACGGCATCGCCCGCGGCTACGTCCGCATGGTCGATACAACGCTCACCGACGGCGGAGGCGGGGCGGCGGTGCAGTCCATCCGCATCGGGCAGACCGGGCAGGGCGTCTCCAACTGGCGCTATGCCGCGTGGCAAGCGTCGGCGCAGATGTCCTCTCCGCATCTGCTCAGCATTCCCGCCGACATCAACGGGCGCGACTTCTCCACGCGTGCGCTCACGCTCTCGCAAGGGCTGAAGGTCCGCGCAGTCGGTGGGCCGGCGGTCCTCGGCGACGCCTGGACCATCGCCGCACGCTACGGTCACGGCATCGACGCCCTCGACTCGCCGTCTCCGTCGGTCACGTGGCGCAGCGCCAACACCTTGTCGGCGCAGGTCATGGTCTGGGAGACGGATACGACCGCGGCGAACGTGTCGCAAGCGATGGGTAGCATGGGCGCGCTCTACATCGGCGGGGCCAACTTCCGAACGGCCACGCTCGAAGGCCGCAACGCCTTCGGTGTTTACGTCGCTATCGGCACGTGGGACGCCAGCTCGGGACAGGCGGCGCTTGCGTGGAACCGTCGCGCGAACCTCGTCTACCCATCGTCTACGAACCCCTCGTCGGGCATCTACTGGTACCCTCACGGCATCATGGATGGGGCGCGGTTCACCTTCGACACGGCGGCAGGCCCCGTGCGGACTATTCAGTACCAGACCGAGGGGGCGTGGACGCAGGCCACGGGTAAGCACGCGCGTGTCGCCGTCTTCGGCGATGTGTCGGCAGTAGGCATCTCGGGCACGACTGGCGCGCTCCTGTCCCCAGGCGGGCTCCTCGTCTGGAACAACGACCCGCAGTATTCAGCCTACCGCTTGACCATTCCGACGCAGCCTGTCGCAGAGGCGTACTACGAGATGGGTGTGTGCCTTATCGGGCACGTGGCCGTCTTCGGGCGTCGATATTCGTGGGGTCGAAGCCTCACGACGGAGCCGAACGTGGATCTCCGCACGGGTTCCTCGGGCCGACGCACTGCACAGGTGATGGGCCCATCTCGGCGGGCGGTGGAGTTCGGGTGGTCCGACGCGGTCGACCAGAGCGAGCTCGGGGTGGACATGACCGTGTCGCAGCCTGACTACGTCCTCGGGAGCTCGACGGGAACGCCCGAACCCGTCGCCGCGGCGAAGGATGGGCCGGGCCTTATCCGCGGGATTGTCGATCACCTGAACGGTAGCGCGGAGCCCGTCGTGTACCTCGCCTATCTGCCGCGCGTCGCGCTCAACTCGACGCAGATGGTCGTGCACTCCGACCTCCATCTGTACGGGCGCATCGTCTCGGACGTCAGCATCGAGACGGTGCAGGGTAAGGAATGGGGCGGCGCAGGCGCTACGGGCGAGATGGTACGGACCTCTAGCATCCGCCTCGAGGAGGAACTGTGACCGACCGCTGGACGCCCGCGCAACTATCCGGCACTATCCGCTGGGTCATAAGTCTCGAGTACGCCGGCGGGACCTGGTACCTCGGGCAGGAGTCGGTCACGATTGACGACGGCAACGGCGGGACGATCGTCATCACGGACGGCCTCGTTGACCTCGCCGACATGACCGAAACGCTGGACCTGTGGAGCACCGACTCGCCCAGGCGCAGCGTCCCGGTGGAGTTCGACCTCGGTGTGGATGTCGCGACGCTAGTCGAGGAGGGGCACGACCTCGCCGGGTGCGTTGCCGAGCTGGCTCAGCTGGCCGAGGGGGACGCGTGGACGGCACGTCGCCCCTTCGTGCGCGGGCGTCTCCAGGAGCCGCAGTACGGTGCGGAGTACGAGGGCGTGCGGGCCTCGATTGAACAGGACGTCCTGTCCTCGGAGGAGACTATCGACGTCTCGAACGTCAAGGCGACCGACGTGGAGGATGCGCTCATCGCCACGGGCTTGTACACTTCGTCGCCCTACGAGAAAGCCGACGGAGTGGCCCCCTACGTGTTCGGAACGCCGGGGGACGGGACGACTCCAGGTTCGCGCGCACCCTTCTGCGTGACCATGTTTGACGGCGTCGGCGCGTCGTTCGGCTTCTTTCTCCTCGCGGCTCACCCCGTCGAGGCGACATCCGTCACATTGACGAACTCACAGGATGGGACGTTTAGCGTCGCCACGGTCCTCCGCATCACCGTCTACGGGTCTTCGATGTCGCTGGCCGTCGAGGATTTGGCGACCTCGACGCGGACGCCGGGGCCTGTTCCGGTCGTGACTTGGAACGCAGGCGGCGGGCTCATCGATGAGACAGGCGGGCTCCTCAACACCGCGGGCGACTTCATCGCGTGGCTCCTTCGCGTCACCGAGCAGCAGGTCGACCACGGGAGGGTCAATGCCGCCCGCGAGGCCCTCCGTGCCTTCCGGGTGGGTACCTATTTGGACGAGTCCGTGAGCGTCGCGGACTACATCCGCGAGGCCATCCTCGACGTCGTCCCCGTGTCGCTGGCCGTTGGACCGCGAGGCGTCTACCCCTACGTATGGCGATGGGATGCCACGGCAGAGGATGCCGTCGCCCACCTCGACGTGACCGAGGCCCCCGACATCGAGCGCGATGGCGTGGTGACCTACGAGGACGGGGACCGTGTCGTGAACACGCTCCAGCTCCTGTACCAATGGAACCCGCAGACCGAGAGCTATAGCGCCGAGATCTGGGCCGTCGGCGACCCCGCCTCTCGTCCTCGCGGTCTCCGCTTCGGGGGATTCGCCAGCCTCACGCGGAGCTACTGGAGCGACCCAGTGCTCGCGCGCTCGGCGGCACGGTACGGGGTCAAGCGCGAGACGCTCGAGACGGCCGTCGTTGCGGACACGCTGACGGCAGAGCACGTCCTCGCGTGGCGCTCCCGACGCTGGGCCCTCCCCTCTCGCGTGGTGGAGTACGGGTGCGCCCAACGCTGGGGATGGATCGAGCCAGGGGACCTCGTGACGGTGACGGACCCGGAGCTCGCGTGGTCAGAGCGTCTGTGCCTGGTGCAGTCGAGGACGTGGGCCGATGACGGTAGCGTGCGATATGCTCTTCGCGTCATGGAGGGCTAGCGATGGCAACGGCGACGCATACTCAGCTCGGGGCACGTACCCGTCTCACGGTCACGGGTAGCGTGACGAGCTACGCCGCGGGAACGCGGCTCGCCATCGAGACGACGGGCGCGACGTCGTTGGTCCAGGTCCTCCGCATCAAGCTGAAGCGCACCGCAGGAACCGCCGCCAGCTTCACGCCGCGCATCTTCTCCACCTCGGGTGGATCCAGCGGGACGGTGGCTCAACAGTTCGTGGGCAGCTCGACGGTCATCGCCGACCTCTTCGACGTGGTGGCGAGCGGCGTGCTCTTCGACACCGACGCCGGGGGCAAGCTCTACCTAGAGCCGGGGCCGAATGCTGGCTCGGACAACGCCTTCGACTACGAAGTCGTGCTCGAGGTGCTCTAATGGCCGGGACGCAGGTCTTCCCGACTGTCCCGTCGACGGGCGGCACCTCGACTAGCGCCGAGTACATGCTCGGGATGTTTGGGGACGGCAGCGACGGCAACTTCACTTACACGCCCGGCACCTCAACGATCTCGCGCGAGTGGAACTACCAAGACCTCACCATCCAGGCGGGCGCGATCATCAAGCCCGCAGGCTTCCGCATGTTCGCGCGGGGCACGCTGACGAACGCAGGTAGCTTCAACGACGATGGGCTCCCTGCGACCGGAGCAACCCTCGGCGCGGGCCTCGGCGCTCGTCAGTTCCTCGGGGCGCAGTCTGGCGCGGGTGCCGCGGGCCGCAACACGACGGGCGCGGGCGGCGCAGGCAGCGCGATCTCGTCTAGCTCCTACGGTTCGCTCGGTGTCATGCCGACGGGGGGCACGGGTGGGCAAGGCGACGGCGGCAACGTGGGCGGCGCAGGCGGCGCGGCTACGCCTGGTTCGGCTCGATGGGCCTCGCTGCTGGTCTATGGCCGCGGCTCGACTGCGGTGAATGGTGGCTCAGGCGGCGGGGCTGGCGGGTGTCAGGTCGGCACCGGGACCGCTACCTCGGGCGGTGGCGGGTCCGGCGGCGGCGTTGTGTACATCGCGGCGCGCTTCATCACGAATACCGGGACCATTTCCGCCATCGGCGGCAAGGGCGGCGATGCCGTGTCGACGGGTAACGGAGCGGCTGGCGGCGGTGGCGGCGGTGGCGGCGGGCACGTCGGCATCCTCACGCAGACGCCCTCTGCGTCCATCGGTGGCGTCGTGTCGGCAGCCGGCGGTAGCGGCGGCGCTGCGGCTGGCACAGGTAGCGCTGGTAACGGCGGCACGGCTGGCTCTGTCTCGTACCTCATCCTCGCGTAGGAGCGTCCATGCCCTTCCTCGTCGTGCCTACTGGCTTTCCCTCTGAGACTGCAACCGAGCTGGCCCTTGCCAACGGGTGCGCTGGCTTCTACACGGGCATCCCGCCGAAGTGGGTAGCGCTCTCCGAGGAGCAGGGCTGGACGCTTCCGTGCGTCGTCCAGACGGACGAATACGACAACGTCCTGTCGTGGACCCCGGTAGCCTGACGTGGCCCTCGTCCCGCTTTACCGTGAGGCATCCTCTGGCGCCGTCGTCGGCAAACTGAAGGCCGGGACGAACGTCACGATCACCGAGGCGACCGTGGGCGGTGCCCTTGAGGTGACCGTCGCTGCATCGGGCGGCGGCGGCGGCGGCGCTCCTACGACGGCGCAATACGTCACGCTCGCCACCGACGCCACGCTCACCAACGAGCGCGTGCTGACGGCGGGATCGAACATCACGATCACTGACGGCGGCGCGGGAAGCACGGTCACCATCTCGGCAAGCGTGCCCACTGTCCCGAGCGCGGCCTCGTCGGTGGTCGCGGAGACGGCGTACGGGCAAGCGTCCGTCGTTGGGACCTCGACTAGCTACGCGAGGCAGGACCACACGCACGGGACGCCCGCTATCCCCGCGCACACGGCGCTCAGCTCGCTCGCGTGGACGTCGGCAGGGCATACGGGGAGCTCGACATCCGTCGCGGCTTGGAATGGCGGGGCCACGGCGGTTGTCGTGCAGGCCACCGCCGATGAGACGATGCTAGTCCGCCGCGCGGGCATCCTTCAGTGGGTGCCGCTGATCGCAGGCATCGGCCTCTTCGCAGGCGAGCTCGCCGACGACGGCGTCGTGCTCACCCCGAATGGCTCTGCCGTCTTCCCTGGGAGCATCGTATGAGCCTCGAGGCCCTGAAACATCGCCGTCTGGCGACCGTGAACGCCGCGTCGATGACCATCCCCGCGGTCCTCGATGCGTTCTGGGCGGCGGTTGACCCCACGGTCACCACGTACTCCGACGGTAGCACGCGCTCCTTCTCAGGCGTCGGCGCGACCGGGTGGACGTGGACGCGAGTACAGGTCCTCGGCACGACGGAAGCGATTTACGCCACGCCCCCAGGCGGCTCGCTGGCTCAGCGCGTAGTCATCGCCGGGAGGTCTGCGGCTCCTACTCCCTCTCCGACCATGATCGCGCCGGACACGTTCCTCGCGAGCGGTCTGCTCATTGGCCATCAGCTATCGGCTGGCGCGTTCACGACGTGGAACGCCGCGACGCCGTTCACGAACGCGCGCTGGTCCGGGTACACCCGCCTCGGAAACGCCGTCACGACCTATTCTTCGATCGCGGTCTGCATCTACGAGTCTCAAGAGACCATCTGGGTGGAGATGCTGACGAATGGCACTTCCGTCCTCATCGCCACCCTCGGTGCGACGTACGACCCGGAGACTGTGACTGCCGCGGCGTGCGAGACGGATGGTCGGCGCTACGGGTTCCTGACGGTGGGCGCCGGCGCTCTAGTGACCAACTCCCTCGGCTCTGCGGTCACGGGCACACTATGGTCCGCGGGTGGTACCGCCGGCAACTCCCACGCCTACATCTGGCGCCCGGGTAGCACGACGATTGAGACGGTGGCGCGCGTATGGGTCTCTAACGGTGCATCCACGGCGACGATCCAGACGAACCTCGCTGGGGAGTTTGCGGGTACGCCGCTCTTCATCCCCGCGACTAGCGGCTGGGTCGGACGCGTGCGGGAATGCTATTGGGGACGTCCTGTCCTGTACCATCAACGTATTGACACGACGCCGGGCGTCATCGCAGCGTACGGCATCGGATGGTCGACCACGTCGGCAACAGGCGACGCCCTCCTCCTGAAATACTGAGGCGACGATGACCTATACTGAGCAGATTGAGGGCTACGTCGCCGCCTACCCGGAGACGGAGACGGCGCGGATTCCGGAGTCGTGTGGCGTGCTGGCGTTGCCCGCGTTTCCGCACGTGGTCGTGCACGTTTGGGCAGAGGACTACTGCGAGCTCGAGGACGTGAACGGCGAGGACATCGCGAGGTTCCGTCTCGTCGGTTAGTGCGCCTCTAAGGAGAGCCCACATGCCCGAGACTACGCCCCCGCGGTGGAGTGACCGCTTAGTCTCTGTGCCTGTATGGACGCTGCTTCTTATCGGCGCTGCGACCGTCGGCGGCACGGGCATCGCGGGCGGCTACCTGAGCGAGGCCAAGGCCGCGCCAGCTATCGCTGCGGAGGACCTGTCCGACATGAAGAGCATCCTGGCGCGCATCGACGGGCGTCTCGAAGGCATGGAACGCGAGGGTGCGGCCCTCCGCTCTGAGCTGGTGAGCTTGCGCCGGGACGTGAACACGCTGCGGGCCGATGTCGACGCCATCCAGCGCGGTCGCTAGTGGACGCCGATAGCGGGCTCGATGTCGCAGAACGCGTCACCGACGACGCCGTGCTGCTCGAGGGGCTTCCCGCCACGGACGAGCCTACTGTCCGGGCTTTCTCGTCTCTGTACGACACGCAGGGCGGGACCATCACCGCTATCGCCTTCGGCCTCACGGTCGTCGTGGTCATCCAGCTGCTGGTGACGCGCATCTTCGCCGGCGCGAAGAGCATGGTCGAGGCGCTCACTTTCTTCGCGACGGCGATGGTATCGGTCCTAGTCGCCGTCTACTTGTGCGATCTGCTTATCGCCGGGCCGGACGTGTTGCTCCTGCGCGAGGGCGAGCGGTCCTCCATCATGTCGTTCATCGAGGATATCTGCCTCATGACGTTCGCCTACTTCTTCGGAACGAAAACCAGCACCGGGGGCTCGAATGACGCTAACTGAGCACTTCAGCTTCGAGGAGCTGACCCGCACGGGACAGAGCGCCCTCCAGGACGCCAACCGTCGCGAGGCCCGCGACTACATCGACAAGCTGAAGCTGGTCGCGGAGATGCTCGAGGTCATCCGCGCGAAGTTCGGCGCAGTCCGCGTCAACTCTGGCTTCCGAGGCCCCGCCGTCAACGCGGCAGTCGGAGGCAGCGCCACGTCGCAGCACTCCAAGGGGGAGGCCGCGGACATCGTGTGCCCCTCGACTACCGTGGATGAACTGCACCGATGGATCGTGGTCGAGAGCGGCCTGAAGTTCGGGCAGTGCATCCTCGAGAAGCCCGCCGGCAGCGTCTGGGTGCACATCTCCCTGGGCGCGCCCTACCGGGACCCGAAGAAGTGTGGCGAGTCGCTCGCCTTCGACGGCAAGACCTACACGGCGAAGCGTTACTAGGTCACTGCGGGAACCCTACCGCAGAAAGGCGGCGCGCTACCTCGGCATGGTGTCGAGGCGGCGCGTCGTCTCGCTATGGGGTACGTGTCCCCCAGGAGGTTCCATGCCCTATGACCCGGCTGAGCTAATCGAGCTGCCCGCGGAAGTTCTCGCCGTCATCGCCGAGATCCGCTCTGCTACCCGTGCAGGCGGCGACGGCGGGACGAAGGTCACACGCGCAGAGCGGAAGCGCATCGTCAAGGCCGCGCTTCACCTCGCGTACGTCCTCGGGCGGGATGGGATCGACTAATGGCCGTCACCCTCGCGCCTACTCACCTTCCGCACGTGCAGGTCATGACGACGGGTTCGTCCGGCATCGTGACGCAGGTCAACCTTCCGACCACGCGTCACCTTCAGCTGAACATCCACAACCGCGACAACAACACGAAGAACGCGATGGTGTCCTTCGACCAGACCCTGACCGACGGCGGCGCTGCTCCCGCGACCGGGGCGTGGACGATTGACCAATACCTGGCGTACAACGTCAACGGCAACGGCGCGAACGGGATGGCGAGCGTGACGAAGTTCTTCGTCTTCTCGAACAGCCACAACGCCGTTACCGTGGAGTTCCTGCTTACGACCTCGAAGCCCGCAAACTAGGGCTTCCTGTCGATGGTCGCCAGCTGCGAGCGGTCGTGCAGTAGCGCGGCCTCTTGCTCTTCGGCGTAGGCTTCGACCTCGTCCAGCTGAACCATCGCCGCGACGATGGCTTGCACGTGAGCGATCCGGCGGTCCTGCGCGTACTTCTGACGGAGGGCGTCGAGGCGCTGGCGCAGTGCGCCCGATGGAATCATCGCCACCGGACACCGCGCTTGCTCTCCAGAGCGAACCCCTCGGGCAGCTCCTGCCCCGCCTTCGCAGCCTTCAGGGCAGCGGCGCGGTCGGGCTCTACCTTGACCCTACGCCACGTCTCGGGCCATGCGGACACGTCCTCGGGCCCGACGATGGATTGAGTTTCGGCAAGCCATGCCGAATAGGTGGGCCCCTTGACCTTCGGCTCCTCGCCCATCGTCTCGCGAGCTAGCAGCAGGCCCGTAGCGAGGGCCTTCACGTGCTCGGAGACGTTCTCGCACGTCTTCCGCTTGGCGCGGAGAGCCTTCTCCTCGCGCTCGAGGAGCTCTGCTTCGGCCTCCATGCGCCTCACCAGGTGCATGCAGGCAAGGACCTTATCCTCGCTCTGCTCGATCCACGTCGAGAGGAACGCCGCGGTCTCCTCTGAGAGCAGGCCCGAGTTCTCCTCGATCTCCATCTGCACGCGGGCAGCGCCGCGCATCAGGTCGTACGTCGTCGTCATGTCTACTCCTAGAACGGGAAGCCGGGGCCGTCTTCATCGGTGGGCGGGGGAGGGGCATCGAGGAGGGGGCCGCGCGTCTGCGGGACAGGCCCGCGGGGCTTCTCCCCATACTTCCAGATGACGCCCTGGCAGTTCTTGTCCTTGCACTTGAAGTCGGGAGCCTTCGGGTTCGTCTTCTTCTCGCGATTGTCCCACATCTGCCCGCTACAGGTGGGGCAGGACGGCTCGATGCCCGAGGCCACCGGCGCGATGCGCTCGACGCTCTCGACACGCCCACCGAAGGCGTCGGCGACACGCTGGGCCTGTGCTTGCGGGCGCTGGGGCTGAGCCAGCGGGGCCGCATGGTGCGCCGCCTGCCCATCGTCGTCTTCCGGGGCGACCCCGACCGCGGCGGCAAGGGCGTAGCGGCGCAGGTACGTCACGACAGACCCCACGGCGGCGGGACTCTGGTCACGCGGCAGGGCCGCGCAGACCGACGCGATGTGCTGGCCCGACTTGTGGAGGAGGATCGTCGTCACGGTCGCCGACCCGTCTTCAAGGCGACCCGGGTGCTGGGAGACGCTGAGGCCGTTGCTCGACAGGGCGGCGCGGCAGGCGTCCCACACGCTCGATAGGTCGGCGTACGACGACTTGAATGCCGGGTTCGTGCGGTCCTTGACCGCGCCCTGGATGGAGCCCTGCGCGACGGCGAGGGCGGTGGCGAGCTGGTCGAGCTCTGGAGACTGGGACAGGATCATGCGGACACCTCAGAGTCAGGAGCGAAGACGGTGATGCCAGAAGCGGTCGTGTGAGCCATGCGCCCACGGATGTCGCTGGGGTTCCATTCCCATCCCAGCATGGTGCGCCCCTTCGGCGGGGAGCGAAGCACGACGACGGAGCATGCGCCGTTGTAGGTGACGGCGAAGATGTCCTCCGCGTGGTGCTCGAGAAGGAACGTGAGGAGATTGGTGAGGGCGAGAGCGTGGGTAGTCATGCCCCATAACTAGCAAGGCTTGCGAAACGCGCAACTGCACTATAGTGCAGGATCATGCAGTACCACACCCTCGGCACCATGATCCGGCTCCACCGGGAGAACCTCGAGATGTCGCGCGCGGAGCTGGCCCGTCAGGTGGGCGTCC